GCCTAGAGATGATGCAGTGTTTGATAGTTCAACATAACCGTAACGTGTCATGAACGATACTACTGGTTCGAAAGAACTAGGATCAAGTACAACACCACTACTCATCAATGGAATGTATGGGCAGTAGAACGCTGCTGCGTCTGATTCGCTAGAACCTTTGTAACCAACAAGTACATCGTCGTCTGCTGCATATGTGTTAACATATACTTTCATAGCATTGTTCAAAGTACCAACCATTTTTGTGTTTGTTGGTGCTTCAAATGTGCCTTCAGTTGTACGTGCAAATGCTGAAGTTGTTGCAGACTGTAGAACAGTTAGGATTGCTGGGGAAACAACTGCCCAGTTACCTGCACCGCGACGTGTGCGCTGTGCAATACGGTTTGCTGCACGGTTAACTAGAACTGCAAGTGCTGCATGCTCGTCGCCAACGAATGTTGCTGTACCGCTAACTGCTGCCTGGTCAAATGTATCTGTACCAGTGCCTGCAAGTGTTGCTAGAGATGCTAGGATCTCTTGGTCGATTTCAGCAGTAATTTCTTGAGCAAGTGCTGCCATAATTTCTGCTTCAACGTCGATGCCATGCTGTGACTGAGCGTCCTGAGCTGCCTCAAATGTCCATTTTGCTGAGAGCTTTCTTGACTTTGCTTCAACAGTTTGCTTGAGGATCTGGATGCTTAGTTGGTTACCAGCTGCACCTTCTAGTGCTGCTGTTGCATCGGCTTTGCCACTTGTGGCATTACCTGAATATGCTTCAGCAATTTTGAATGGGCTTAGTGCCTCTTCGCCTGCTGACGCACCAGATGCACCAGAACCAACAGTATCAGAGTAACGTACTCTTAGTGTATGGATCTGACCAACTGGACCAGTCATAGGCTGAACACCAACAAGTTCATTTGCAATGACTGTTGGCATGACACGTCTGATCACTGGAAGGATCACACGATTTAGGGTTGCAATGTTACCGGCGGATGTTGCTCCAGCAGCGGCAGTCTCAGACAAATACTTGCGTGTATTTTCTAGAGTAGCAGCCATCACTGACTTCTTGTTGCCTCCAAGGCCTTCAAGTAGTGCGCTTTTTGTATCCTGCCAGCGACTTTCTAGTAGTTCTGACATTATAATCTCCTTAATTTAATCCAGCTAATCGACGAATGTCTACTACGACACCATCGTCAGCCTTACTACTAACGTTAGTTTGTTCTCTGTTGCCTGTTACTTCTTTTGCCTCTGATAGGACCGCCTTCTTCTTCGCTGGAGTATTACCGTCGATAACTGCCGGTAGGTACTTGTCAAAAGATGCACGTAAACGTGCAGTTTGGACTGATTCCAGTAAGTCTGTCATAATCTCGCGTTGATCTTTGCTTAGTGGCGAAACCAACTCGTTCATAATTTTTGTGCGCTCTGCTGATTCAATCAAACGTTGCTTTTCAACGTTAACTGATTCTGCAATTTGCTTTGCTTTCGCTGCAAATGCTTTTGCTTCTGAAAGTTGCTTGTCTTTTGCATCAAGTACTTTCATTAGTTTAGCAGTTTCTGATTTTTCATTTAGATATGAAGTACCATATTCTGCTGCAAATGCTTCGAAGATCTTACGACCAAAGTCGTTTCTACGTGCTGAGTCAATATCTTCTTTGAGTGATGAAATTTCACTCTTAAGTTGTTTACCAACCATTTCAGATACTGCTGTTGCACTTCTTTCGATAAAGTTTTTCTTAACTTTTTCGAAGTGACTTTTTGCCTCACGTACTAGACGTACTTTTGTTTCGGCTAAGTCTTTTTTGTCTTCGTAGAATTCAGCAATTTCATTTGATAGGGCATCTACTACAAATTCTTCAAGTTTGGCATAGTTTTCAGCCATTGCTTGCTTATCTGCATGTAGTTCTTTGATTTCTTTTTGTAGTTGTTCTACAACGAAACCTTTTAGTAGAGTTGAATTTTCACGCATTGCAATAGCATATTTGGCTTTCGCCTCTGCTAATTGCGCACGGTCTTCTGCAAATTCATTAATCTCTGCTTCTAGACGCTCAGATAGCATAGAATCAATGGCTTCTACCATTGTTTCTTTGTCATGCTCGTACTTTGCTGCAAATTCTTCGCGGAGTTCTGCTGTTACAGATTGCTTATTCTCACGAACTTTTGCTTCCCAAGCCTCTTCGATTTGTGCCCTGATTTCTTCGGAAACTACATCATTTTCAAAGAGTGTTTTCAGTGCATCTATCATTACTTTCTCCTAGTTTACTGGAGTTTGTTGATTATATTAATCAACGACTCTTTTAGATACTTTTGTGCCTTTGGATCATGTTTGGTTGCCTGAGCTAGTTCGTAAGCCTTATATCCTCCGCGAGCATTCATTAGATGCTCATAGATTGGTGTTGGATATGCACCAGGGGCGCTTGGCTGTGCCACAACGTCCACGGTGATTATTTCAAAATCTGATACAGTATTACTACCGTCTTCACTAACATTACCAGAGCCCCTAGATGAAACACCTAGTTTAACACCACTTTGTATCATGGTGCTAACTAGTTGTCCCATAGGGGTTGGTAAAATTTTAAGTTTTCCGTAACCATTTGCATCATCCATCCACATTTCTGTAATCATGTGTGATACGCGGTCAAGGTTTATATTGAGGCCTTCTGGATGATCAACTTCGCCGAGAACACTGTATCCTCCTGCTACCTGATCGTTGAGAGTTTTGACAGCCCTGCCAATTTCATTTACAGGATACACACGCTGATTAGCATTGCGTACTCCGCCCTGTATACAAATGCCCTTCATATACAGGTCTTTTCCTTCGTTGGCATCTTCGACAACCATTCTAGCTTGATCGAATGTCAAATGCTCTCGTAAGTTTTTCATCTACTCTCCCCAACCTTGCTGATTAAGAGCCAATAGTGGCTTTTTTGTTATCAGCAGATTCTGGCTTCGACTTCTTTTCAGCGCCGTGGCCAGGTTCGTTTTTAGTGCCTGATTTAGCACTAGTACCGCCTGGAACATTTCTATTCCCTGCGTTATCTTCTGTAGGCTTTGCAGGAGTCATACCTTTTTCTTCTGCACCTTGTGCAATATTTCCTGCGTCACCGCCCATATCATTTGCGCCTGCAACAGTTGACTTAGTGTTTGCACCATTGTCACCCATTGAAGCTGTAACTTTGTTTGTATACTCACGCATGATTTCACCAGCAGTCATTGTTGATTCATCAACTTCTTCTTCAGTTGCTTCTTCAACTTCTTCGTCATCTGATTCAAAAGCTACTGCTTCTTCTTCTGGCTCTTCTTCACCAGCGTCCGTATCCATGTCGCCTTCGTCATCGCCTTCGTCACCAGCTTCTTCGCCGTCCATCATTGCGTCAAATTCTGC